CTTTCTTTTCGAAAGTATTAAAAATGTCTGATATATCAGTAGCGTCGGAATCACCGACAATCACACCAATGGCTCCTTTAAAGCCGTTTAGTATGAGCTATGTCCTACGTACAACCGCAAGGCATATGCGAAAGAGCATCGATATTTCCATAAGGATGACCTTTGATCGTCTTCCTGAGTTCATGGATAATCAAGAGAAATCGCAGGAAGTGTTTCGTACACTATCCTTTTTACATTCAATGCGGAAGCAGTTAGATGACTTCCAAGCAGAGAACTCAAAAGAGTTCAAAGGTACAAAACATGTCTGACGAAACAAGTAAGATTGCCGCCCCGGTGGCTAAAGAAGAAATTTCTGGTATGCGTGCGCTTGCCGGTAAAGTTATCTCAAAAAAGATTGACTTTATGGGTGTCCGCATCACCATCAACAAACTCAGTGTTGCGCAGGTGTTTGAAGTCCAAGCTCGTGTTAAAGAGTTGGAAGAAAACGCCAAGGAAGCCAAAGAAACAAATGCAGACGCAGATGATACCAGCGGTGTCGAACTTCTGCGTTTTGTAATCAAGATGGCTGTTCCCGATGCAGCAGACATCACTGACGAAGAATTTGAAGGCTATCCTCTTGATGAGCTTAGCACTCTCTCCGATCAAATCATGAAATACTCAGGCATGGCTGCGAAGGCGGGAAACGCCGGTTAACTGAGGAGGATCTCTCGATATATGAGATTGCTTATCAGTTAAGCATGCCTGTCTACATACTGAAACACGAAATGCCATATGATGAGCTGCAAGGCTGGGTGGAGTATTTTGAAAGACGTCCAGCAGGTTGGCGAAGTGATCTACGCGCTGCCTACTTAATGGGTGTTCAAGGCGTTAAAACAAAACCTTCTGAGATCTTCCCTAGCCTAGCAGCTGTTATGGGCAATCCAACAGAAGGTAATGCGACGTCCACACTTAGAGGCTCCTTCATGCACTCCAAGATCTTAGGTGCTAAAGGTGGCGTAAGACTGGAGGACTAAGATGAAGATCGAGACAGCTGGGATAAATGAAACTCTCAGGAGCATTGATAAGGCTTTCGAAGCGGATAGTGACAAAGGTCTGTTCAAGGCCACTAGCGCTATGAAGACAGCAATGGTTGCTGCAACACCTATAGATACAGGTGAGGCACGCGCCTCCTGGCTTCATCAGAAGACAGCTACTGGATACAGCCTGGTTAACGTGGCTGAGCATATCCAGGCACTCAATGCAGGTTCCTCCAAACAAGCCCCAAAGTGGTTCATCGAGCGTACCGCTATCCGTTTTGGTACGCCAGTTGGCAGTATCGTAGATAAGACATAACATACCCCTTAGGTCCGTATATGGATCTGAGGGGTATTTAACTAAGGATGTACAAATGGCCATTGCGATCAAAACAGTATCGGACTCCCGAAAGGCGAGAGCTGATCTTGACAAGCTGAGAGGCTCTGTCAAAGGCATTGAAACATCGGTTAAAAGTGCAACATCCTCTTTCCAGTCATTCGCAGTTGGGATAGGATCTGCAATAGCCGCTGCTACAGCCGTTTCCGGTATCACAACTTTGAGTGATTCCATCACAGATTTAGAGAACAAACTGAGAGCCACTACCAATACGACCAAGGAGTTCAAAAGCGCCTTGGACAACGTGAAGAGAGTGGCAATCTCAACCAGAACACCCCTGGCGGCTACAGCTAGCTTGTATTCAAAGGTTGCACTATCTGTAGGTAAGTTAGGTGTGTCTCAAAAGAATATCGGTAAGTTCACCTCCATTGTTAACAAATCGCTTCAGCTTGGCGGTGCTTCTGCAGCCGAGGCTACTGGTGCCATCCAGCAGCTTGGACAGGGTCTGGCTAAAGGACGTCTAGATGGTGATGAGCTGCGCACCGTCTTGGAGTCTTCTGCAGTGTTTGCCAAGAACTTGGCTGAAGGCCTGGGTGTAGGTGTAGGCGCTCTTAGGGATATGGGTGCAACTGGCCAGCTGACGACCAAACGCATCTTCGAGGCTATGTTTAAACAGTCTGGCGAGATTGACAAACGCTTCAGTGGTATGGTAATCAGTTATGGTTCTGCATTTACCAAGCTGGGTGTTGCTATGACTGTCATGTTTAGCAAGTTCAGCAAGCTCTTATTTGGAACTAAGAACACGATTGCTAATGCTATTGCTTCGTTAGCTGATGGCATATATTCTCTCGCAAGTAACCTGGAACACACTTTTCTAATAATTGAATCGAAGTTCTACAATTTCATATTCAGTGTGATGACAAGCGTTCAGGATCTGGAAGAAAGTTTGAAAGGACTTCCGACTAGGGTGTTGGCAGGTATCGTGATGGTGATTTCCACTGTCAGCAGTGTTTTGTCGAGCATCGACTTAGAAAACATCTGGAGTACTCTCGTATCTGACTTTGTCGCGACAGTGGCGAAGATCAGGACAGCTGCTACTCGACTGTTCGCTGATATGTTTGACGGTATCCAAGGTATCGACCTCGAGAAGATATTCCCTGGACTTGCCAGAGCACTCAAGTTTGTAGAGAACTTCACAAAAACTGCAGCTGGTTTCTTCTACACACTGTGGGATAAGGTTGTTGGTCATTCGTACATTCCTGATTTAGTGGATGGTGTTACGGGCCACATGCAGCGTCTAGGCGGCCCAGCCTTGGCGGCTATAAGAGGCTTTGCCGGATCTGCAGCTAATGTCTTCAAGGACTTAGTTAAAACAGTGACCTCAGAAAATGAGACGCTGTTGAAGAGCGTTTCTACTCCAGTTAATGATGTCGAAGTGCTAGATATCCGTGGGTTTAGGGCGCAATTGGATGAGAAAGCTTCCATCATCTCTCACTACAGAAAAGACGATCGTGCTAAGGCGCTTACAGCCGAACAGCTGAAGTCGAAAGATGTCAATGATATGTTGACAAAATTGCGTGTCAATGCCGGGATTGAGGTGGCCTTTTATGTAGGAGTCTTGTCATCACTTGGTGCGTTAGCAGCAGGGGCACTGAGCCTAGGCGGCTTCTTTACTGCTTTAGGTACTGTATGGCTCCTTTCTACCGCGCTTATTGCTGTAAATACTTTTACCAACGATTTGGTTGAAGTCGCAGATAAGCTTGGCTTTAGCTACGCTGCTGAGTCAGCTGAGAAGGATTTAGGAAGCGTTATTGATAAGATCAAAGACGTGAATGGTGCAATCGTTGGAGTTTCCTCAGACAACGTACTGAAGGGCTTTTCAGGCAGCGATGACTTGACGACGATTACTGAATCGAGTATCGCATCTACCATAAAACAGTACGCAAGAGCAGCCTACAAATCTGGTGCCGCGCTTGCACGAGGTCTCTTGGACAACCTCTCTAAGGTTGGTCCTTACCTTGCTAACATGCTAGAAACTGCTGGACTAGATGTTGGTGACTCTGTTCTAGAAACACTGCGTAGCGGTTTCAGTGGTATAAGCTTCAGCGGAATGGGCGACAGTCTAAAGGAAGCATTCAGATACGCCAGTGTGAATATCAGTGAAGTGATCTCTGGTGGCACTGCTTGGGTGATTAAATTTACGCAAGACATCCAAGGTGGTCTACTCAACGCCTGGACTTCGTTCACTGAGTATTTGTCTTCCTTCGATCTGGGTGGTGTTTCAGATTTCTTTAGCGCGAAGAATTTTGCGTCAGAGATAACTACATTCGGCTTCCTGCTAGCTGCCGCTATTGGTGGTGCCATCAGCTTGATATGGACAGGCCCCCTGTTTACTTTCGGGCTTATAAAGGCACTCTCAGTTGCCTGGATTGCAGGTACAAAGGCAATACTAGGTGCAGACCTAGGCGGAAGTTCGATAAGCAAATTCATCTTCGGTCTAGTTAGTGGTATCATGGACGCTACCGCGCAAATACTGGACGCCTTCTTTAAGAGGGACCTTCCAAAAGCTGTTGAAGGTGTTGCTGAAAAGCTACCCTCGCTGTCCAGTTCTGCGGCATTCTCTCCTGGAAAGTTTCTACTTCTACTCGGAGGGTTGGCCCTAGTGTTCACCAAGGGTCGTGACTTTCTGAAACAAGCTGCACTTGCTGTTGTAAAAGCACCAACTTCTGTCACTCAACTAGGTGTACAGAAGGGTTTGCTGATGGCCCAGGAACGTGAACTTGTAAAGTCACGGAAGCAGTTAGCGGAGTTACCAGCCAAAGTAGGGCGTGAGTTAGCCAGGGCAACGTCCAATCGAAATCGCACTGTAGACGTCCTTTCTCGCACACGCGGCGCAGATGGACAGCGACTAGGTGTTGCCAAGGCTATCCGGTTGTCACAAGACAAACAGCTGCAATCAACGGCTGATTTAACTAGCCGTCAAGCGCGTCTAGCAAGAAGCGCGTTGAACCTTAACAACCAATTGGCAACGGCGGCAAAAAATCAGAGCAATCTGTCGGACACCACTCGTCATCTCACCTCAAGAGAGCAGAGACTAACGCGAGCCTTCGAAAACAGTAGTGCGCAATTTAACGAAACAACGAGCAAGATTCGTCAAGGTGCTACTACCGCTGCCGTCGGTGTTGGTTCTGCATTAGGCGGCGTTGTTGGCTTTCAGTTAGGTGCTGAGATCAGTCGAGGTATGACAAATTCTCCTGAGTGGCTTAAAGTTTCCGTAATGATGGGAACCGCCATTGCTGGACAGATGGTTGGTGCGTTGGCTGGTAACGTCTTAGTTCTTAGTATAAGCAAAGCTTTCTCGCTTGGAGGCCTCGCTTTCTCCAGAGTGTTTGCACTGACTGTAGGCAAGCTGTTTCCTATGGTCGCGCTGCAGGGCCTGTTCGCTAAGTTTCTTGCAGGTCTAGCAACACAATTTGCCGCAGTTAAAGCTTCATCAGCGGGTCAGAGTTTCTTAGGTGTCCTGAAGAAATCGGGGATTGTAATTCTGATAATAACTGCTATCTACACAGTCATGAGTATCTTCTCAGACGCTATAGAGGCTAAGACCAAGGTGATCACAAAGATGGTAGATGATGCCATCGCACCTGTTGAAAAGCTCTTTGATGACTTGATGACTTCAATTAAGGAGCTACCAACGACACTGTCTAAAGCCGGTACAGAATTGGGTGACAATATAATCGCATCTGTGAGTACCTACTTCGACAACTTCATCCTGGAGCTTAAGGGTGTGGCTAAGAAGTTCGGCTTTGGTGACGACGAGGCAAGCACTCCAGTATTTCCGCCAACACCCAAGGCTCCAGAGGAGTCCGAAGCTGGACAACCACGATGGTTCCGAGGGTGGAATAACAAGGCCAAGAATGACGAGAAGAAGAAGACCTCTGCAGCCGATCCAGACCTGATACAATTCAAGGCTGGCGTGGCTGTCATGCTTGGTAACTCCGGAAAGAAAGACGACTTGTCCGGTGGGGCAGAGGCCTCCGTGCTTGACCAAGTTAAGGATGTTGGTGGCACGAGTATAGCCTGGCTTATTAAGAACATGAGCGTGGCTTGGGAGCATATCAAAGAGTTTATCATTGATTCCACCACTGACAAGACCGCACTTTCCTACCGCGTAGAAAATGCTGGGTCCACTAGTGACGGTGCAGATATGATTGCGAAGTCACTGAGCACTATTGACGGTTTTGCTAAAATAACAGGTGAAAGCATCAAGGGTCTGTCTGCTATAGATCTGTCTAATGTTCTGGAGTCGGCTGAGCAGTATGCTAAATTGAAGGGCAACTTTGAGAAACTAGACCCTGGGCTATTCAAGGACAAGGCTAAGGAACTGATGGATAACCTCGCGAGAGATATTCAGAAGTCTCTGACTGAGTCTCTGGGTGAGGACAGCAGTAAGATATTCACCAAGGCTATTCCATCGTCCTTCAAGGAGCAGTTTACAGATGTCAAAGCTGTGTTTGGCAAACTTGGTGTGACGTTTGAGGAGTTTGGTAAACTGTCTGGTGCTGCTCGAAAAGATCTGTTCACGTCTGCTAAGAACTTTAAGACGATGAAAGCAGACATTGAAAAGGTCGATCTGGCTAATGCCACTGATGAAATGAAGAAGAAGCTTCAGGAGGACGCGATTGCACTTGAAGTTGGTATACGCCAGGCTACGCTGCAGTTTGCAGAGTCTCTTGGTTCAGTGAGAAGCATTTCCAAGGTACTTGCCCCGCTTATGACAAGTATCGGAGTGACGATCTCTGACGTTTCAGCAGACATGCTAGGCCGAAAGGGCTTGTTCAAGGTCAAGAGAATAGCGACCACCTTGGAAGGTACCTTGACTGCTCTAGGTAAGGCCGCTATGGACATAAGCCCAAAAATGCGAGCAATTCTTCGCAAGGGTGCTGTCCGCCTAGCAGAGAATATTCAGATTATTCTTGCGGATGCCGCTGCCGATTCTATGGTAGGTAACGCTGGATTGTCCGATAAGCTGTCACGTAGAGGTATCTCTCTTAGCGTCAAGAGTATCGATCTCATGTCCACCGCAAGCCGTGTGATGTTCCAGAACAGCATAAAGGCCCTGGACGGACTTCGGGAAGATATGCTTAACGCTTCGAGTGAAGAAGGTCGTAAGATTGCTGCAGACGCCTACTACGCGCTACAAGACGGTCTGCAACGTGAAGCCGCTAAGAGTGCGATCACATTCCAGGACAAGGCAAGGACAGCTGGAGAAGGCTTTGCGACGTCGATCAGTGCTGGTCTCAAGAGTGGACTGACATCGTTGATAAAAGGTGAAACTGATGTAAAAAGTTTCATGACAACAGCTTTGGACACGTTCACTTCTGGCGTCATTGACACCTTTATGGATGGCCTCTTCACAAGTCTAGATGATGGCGCTGGTGGTGGTATACTTGGTAAACTTGGAGAAAATATCTTCAAGACAGGTGGAAAAGTGGGTGGTGAGAATATTGCCTTTACACCATATGAGACTGACACTAAAGCACTCCAGACTCGCATTGCTGCTGCCACGGAAGGCCTCCTCAATAGGGCTGGTGGTGCCACCGGTGGATTTGGTAGTGACTTGAGTAGCGGTATCAGCAGTATCTTTGGTGGTACAGGTACGTTGCCTGGCGTGGACAATATGGACGGAAGCGAATTCGGCTTTGAGAACATGGGCCTAACTGCGGATGAAAGTCTTAGCATCAACAACGTACTGATGAAGAACGACTTGGATATCAGCAAGGGTCTTACCGGTACTCTTAATCAAGGCTTCAGTGGTGTGTTGGGTGGCCTTACTCAACTGGCTGGCGGAGCTATCGGTGGTACAGGTGGTGCAATTCTCGGTGCTGCTATGAGCGCTGCTAGGATTATCTTTGCAGCTTCTGGTGGTAAGATCCGTGGTCCTGGTACAGGTACCTCCGATTCTGTCCCTGCCATGCTATCTAATGGTGAGTTCGTTATCAATGCCGGAGCTACGTCAAAAAACCTGGCCTTGTTGACAGCTATTAACAGTGGTAAAGTAGGTAAATTTGCAGCAGGTGGCCTTGTAGGTGTTCCAACAAATATGGACGCTACATCTGCGGCTAATAGTAACTCTGCTGACGGTTCATCTCAGCAGATAATCAACATCAACATAACTGGGGATATCTCCAAACAAACTAGAAAAGAAGTACTTGAAATGAGCCCTCTGATTGCTAACATGGTTCATGCAGACTTCAGAGAAAAGAGGATCGTATGACACAACTGCTATTCGAAACTTATCCGTATCAAACGCCTCTAAGCATTTTCTCTAACGAGTCTAGGTTGGTGTCCGATACAATTAACCTGAGAAGGCGTGGTGTGCTGAAGATGGCACAGCGCTTCGAGTTCATTATAACTGTAGAAGACGGTTTGAACTCGACGCTCCACGCTGCTCTCATGGCTAACTGGCTTACCTACGGTATGGAAACTCCTTTTGAGATTCCTTGTCCACAACACCTCTACACCGATACATTGCTTCAAGGTGGTACGACATCAGACATAACGGTTGACACCACTTATGGTTTAGAGGTTGATGACACGATAGGTCTTTCTTCTGATGAAAGATTTGTCATCCCTGCAGGACGCTTCATTACCTTCTCGAACCACACTAAATTATATGCGGTAACAGCGACAATTACCTCCGTGTATGATGCTGGTTCAGGAAAGTATGAAGCGGACCTACAGTTAAAGCCTGGATTAAAAACCATCATAACTGCCTCGGAGACGGTAGAAATCGTTGACACGGTAGCGACTGTACTGAATGAAGCTGATAACGCCTCATTTGAGTACAGGGATGGCATTATTCAGTCAGCCTCTCTAAAGTTCATTGAGTACCTCTGATGTACTCGTTCCAAAATGAAAAATTCAGCATTAACGTATTGCGTCAACACGGTCTATTGATGATGCATGCTGATGTATTCGCTGAGTGGACTCCTTCTCTTCGGAGGGAGTTCACTGGCGTATGCAAGAAAATCGCACGTGAGTTCGACTACCCTGTAGTCTTCGCGCAAGGCCCCACCAATGACCTAAAACATTATAAATGGGTGAAGATGTGTGGCTTCAAATTAATCTCTCATGGACTGTCTAAAGATGGCCCTGTTTCTGTTTATAGGATGGATTCAAAATGCTACAAGTAAGCGCTGAACTGCTGGCTCTTATCACTGCACGGATAGTCGCCCCTTCAGTGCTTGTTGAGTTAGGCTTTCCCTCGGGCTTCGTGTATGCCACAGATGCTCCCTGGGACATCACTGAAAGTGGTGACACGTATCTAGCTGATGCTGGTTTACTCTCTATGTCGCCTCCTAACTCCTCCCCAGAACTGTCACGCGACATTTTCAATATGACCTTCGCAGACGTCGATCTGGCGC